ATAGAATCTGCTTGAGCATAATAAAATCCACCAAAATCATCTTGGGCAAGCGCATTAATATCTGTTAATAGATCATTACTGTCCCATTCACCAGCATCCAGAATATACCTTCCTACATTAAGTTGACCTTGGATACTTGCGCTATCAGCATTTAATTTTTGCGCGTTCAAGTACATTATTCTAGCACTATCTGATCTAAATTGAGAAATATATCCACTATCAGCCCTAAGATATTTAAAATATGCACTATCTGAAGTTAATTGTTTTATATATCCACTATCTGCCCTAAGAGAAATGATATCAACACTATCTGCCCTCAACCACTTTATATCGGCACTATCTGCCCTCAGATATTTAAAATATGCGCTGTCGGCATAGAGATCATTAAATCTACCACTGTCGGCATCTATTCCGACAAAATTTCCGAATGGGTTTTTACCGCCATCTGCACTTGTAGTTGGTATGTCTTCATCAGTGCTGCCTGTAATAGACGTAAGACCAGTATTTGATCCTAATACTATATCATCTGGAGCAACTGCTAATTTTAACCCTATGTTTTCATATCGCTCTTGATCAGTATCTGACCACAAATTTAGTGCAGCAGTAGTTTCATCTAAGGATGAATATGTTTGTATTACAACATCTAAATTTAAAGGTGTTGTTGGAATTACTCCAATGTTATGCCAAACATAGTTATTGGGTCTAAAATATGGATATTCCCCAGAAACATCAACACCACCAACTGTAACTGGTTTCCATGCCCTGTGTTTCAGAAAAGTTTGATCTAAGTCAATACCTATGCTAACATGCGTTGTACCATAAGGAAATACTATTTCGGCATTATCTCTTAAATCTAATATTCCAGTAATACCAAAAGGATGTACTATATACTTGAGGATATCATTTTTCATATTTTATTCTTCTTCTTGATCAGCGGGATTTGCGATTTCTCCGCTTTTTATTTCACCTTCCACTTGGGTTTTTAGTTCTTTGATATCTTCTTCTGAATATTTTAAAACATTTTTAAACACCCATTCTTTGGAAAAGTAGTCGCCAACATATTGAGTCATGATATCAAGAGTTGCCAATCTTTCTCTAAGAACTTCCGCATCTTTCATTTCTGAAAAATAGTTATCTCTTGCAAAATCAACAGAAATGGTATTTTTCCAAACGTCCCAATCTGCCTCAGTGATAATCTTTTTAAGCACAAGTTGTTTTTTCAAAACTTGTAGAAAAATCATCCCAAATTTTTTGCGAAGTCTATCAATGAATTTTGAAAATTTAATTTCTTCCCTAGTAATCTCATTACTTTTACCAAGTGAAAACTGAGATTCTTGCTCAAGTCTATTTAGTGGAACATTTAGTGAACGATATAAGCGTTTTTGGAAATAAATAATATCTTCAATTTGACCCAAATTATCACCGCCAGGAAGAGTAGTAACTTCAGTACCTCTACCACCTTCGCGTCTAGGTAACCAAAAATCTTCCAACATAGACATGTGCTTTCGGTCATCTCGCAATTCACCAGTACTAGCATCATAAACGAGTTTGTTTCGATACTTAGTCATGATATTCTTCATATATTCTTCTGCCTTACCTTTAGGCAAGTTACCCACATCAACATAGAAAATTCTACGTTCTGGTGCACGACTCAATCTGTAAATAACCAGAGAGTCCTCCATCATTCTCAATTGATTGACAGGTTTAATGCACTTATGCAAATGGGAAACTACTTTTTTTCGACTTTCATCTAAAAGACCACTTGTTACATAATTAATTGAATCTGGTGTAAATTTTACACCCTTGTTTTGAATTTGACCAGCAGATGATTTTCCTGGTTTATCAGTGTATATGAAATATTCGTTGATCGATTCGATGATATCCGCATTTGTTGCGGGATCTTTCTTAGTTTTAACTTCTTTAATTTTTCTTATTTTTGTAGCATCAATAAATCTAACTTCTTGAATGCCTGCTTTTTCATTTTTTTCATCAACCAAAATGTGGTGGTACATTCTACCATCAATGTACCATCTTTTGAACAAATCGTGAGCATGTTCAGATGCGTCAAACATTGCGAGAACATTTTTAAATTCTTCTTGAATAACTTTTTTGATATTATCTGGAGCGTCTATGCCATCAGTATTTAAAGATAAAGTATCTTCTTCTGCATTATTTACAATTGCTTCATTCACAATATCTTCGATTGCCATGTCAACTTCTGGATGGATAGAAATACCTCTATACTTATTAATCATAGCAATATTGTCTTTGGTATTATCACCGTCAATATCTATGTATTGACCGAAATGACTTCCAGACGCAGTTACGTATCCAGCACCATCATCACTCTGTGGTGCTACTACACTTTTTATTCTCTCTGCTTCCTTATTACCTTCTTTCTTTCGTTTTATCTCAAAACCAAAGAGCGAAACTGTATTTTCTGCCATGAAACATTCCTATAATTTATATTGAGTGGGGGAACGAATCCCCCCACTTTTCACAAGTATTTATACCTTAACTTGTGGTATTACTTTCCCAATACTGAACTTGGAATTCACAAGTGAACTCTTCAATCGCATCTTGTGTATCATAAGATAGTTCAATCGAAGATATGTTAGTTGGAAAACAACCTCTGAAAGCATATCTTTTTAGTACACTTTCGTCTTTATCAAGTTGATCGACCAAAAGGTCTGCTTGATAACTTTGAGGATTAGTAAATCCAACATTGGATGTATGTGAATTAATACCATTCATCCAACGCTCTAGGGCATCTCTTGTACCAAAATCAGTATCATTAATGATTGTTGTGGTCCAAGTCTCAAATGTCCTATCACCAGCGATTTTCAACTGTCTGCCTCTGAAGGGAACTTCAATTGCATTCAGTGTTGATGCTGGGAGTTGTGCTGCTCTACACATAAAGGATGTGAGTTCAACATTACCCTCCGCATATCCTGGAAAGTTAATTGTTGCTTTAAAGAGGTTTGCTCTTGCGCCACCACCCTTTAATTTTGCTTTGAAATCGTCTACGCCTAAAATTGCCATGTTTTAATCTCCTATGCTATCTTATACGCCAGAAGTGCCAACAACTTCTTCAAACGAAACTCCAGTGCGAACAGCAACAAAGTTAAGAGTGATGAAGTTAATAGACCTTGCAGGTTTGATGAATAGGGATGCGACAAATTGATTTGAGTCGATGATTAATGGTGTATTGTTAGTACCATCACAGACCAATTTAAAATCGGTTATACCCCTTCTACCTTTTACATCTCTGAGTAGAGGTTCAACGATATTTACAAATTCCGCTCTTGTAAATTCATCGTTAAATTCGAACAGAATATTTTGTGCTGCTGCTGTAATTGCTCTTTCAAGAACAAGGAACAACCGCCGAACATTAATTCTATCAAATGCAGAAGGTCTTGCTAAGTGAGTTTTATCACCATAAAGTAATACACCTTGACCTGGAATATTAGCAATTGGATTGATACCTAATTTATATAGTGTATCTCTTTCTGATTTATTTGGCGAGTATGCCAAACTAGTTACACCAAAATATTGACCTCTGCGCGTACCCGCTGGTGAAAACCATGGTGCGAAGTTATTATCTGTTGCTGCCATGATACCTGCTGTAGAGGATGCCGCTGGGATAAAAATGTATTGATCATTATATTTATCGTAAACTTTTAGATAGTTGTTGTCAACCGCAAGATAAGAACTTCTTGTAAGTGCATTAGAAGTCATTGCGCTTGTAATTGCCGTGACTGCCGCTGCCGAAGTTGTTTGTCCGACAATTGCTGCACGGTTTGGAGATGCCAATACCATACAATCTTTACGAGTTTGTGCTGCTATGGAGACCATATCATTCACAACAGTTGCGTGGTCTGCTGCTGTTGATAGACCTGGTGCAATCATAAAGTCAATAGACAAAGCATTTGGGTCTTCAAATTTATCAAATCCAGTTGCAAAATCTGCTGCGCCAAGTGCTGCTGAATTTACGCCACCAATTAATGGTACGTTAACATCAACCGCTAAACCAGCAGCAAAATCTAAAGCATCTACTGGCACACTACCAGCATTTGTTCCAAAGGTTGCTGTTGCAATTCCTGCCATCCAGATATATTGTGATTTGGTGTTTATAACATTCAAAATATAGTTTGAAGTTCCGTCTGAGGTTTTTGCACCTAATGCGATAGATACAAATGGGAATGTTTCTAAAACTGTACCCGCAGTTCCAGTAATTGCTCCATCTTCATCTATAACTGCAACATGTGCTTCATCATTTGTTGCGCCTACTGCTGCTGCAAAATCTGATGTTCCTGGTGCCGCATCATAGTATGACTTATATGGCCAACTAGAATATCCTGCATCACCTTGTCCAGAAAAAGAAACTTTCAAACTGTTTCCTAATGTTCCTGGATATTTTGCTATAAAGTTATGTGTTGCTGTTGCTAATGCTGCAACTTGAGCGTCAAAATTATCTCTATTAGTAACAAGTGGTATACTACTTGCGTTTGTATCAGAAGCATTTTTTGCTACTGCTGTGTATTCTCTAACAATATACAAATCGTTAGAATAACGTAGAAATTGGTTCGCGCTGTGGAAGTCGCCAGTATTGGTTGTATCTGGACTTCCAAAGGTTCCTACTAAAGCTGCTTCGTTGTTTATAAGAGTTGGTGTGTCGCATGGACCCCAAGAAAAGTTACCTACAAACGCACCTGTTGAGGTGGGTATGTTGGGGACTCCATTGGTTAAATCAACTTCTTTTACAACGATTGCAGGAGATTCAGAGGGTGCTGTTAATGCCATTTCTCTTTTCCTTTTCCAAGTAAATTAATAAGTTCTTCATAATACGGTTATGTTCAATCAGTTGTATTTATATAAAATTTATTTTAGAACTTTTCGTATTCTGTTTGTATGTGCCATCTATTTGCTTCATCATGGACTACTAATTCTTCTCTACCATCATTTATAAACCCAAATGGTAGAATATCATTTTCAA